TGATCAGGATTTCTTATTGCTAGAGGATGGCACTATTGACTACATAGACTGGACATATAAGCTAGACAGATCAAAGCCTATCAAGTTAAAGCCAATGAGTGAATTGAATGGTAGATACTTTGAGTTCAAGTATAAAAATGACAGTGACTACTACAATGATCAGTATCAGAAAAAGTACAGCCAGGCATATGGCACTAGAATAGAGGATAGTGGGTTTGACTTTGCAAAAGAAAAGCAGACAGCTGAAATCATATTTGCACCAACACCACTAGTAGGGTACAATGGAGAGGACAAAGTATTCAGCACCATATTCAAATTGAATAATGGTGTAGAGGATGTGACAGAGCATGTGATCAGAATACTACAGGCTAAAAAGGTGACAGGTGTGACACCTTATGTAGTTAAGAATGGCAATACAACACTAGCCACTTTGACTACTTATGGATATGCTGGACATTTAGATGATCCTGATGCACCAAATGCAGATTTGAATTTTGGAGTGCCTGAGGAACTGTTTTTTGAATTAGCTACAGAATATCCTACAGCAAACCTATTCAATGCATACTGGTCAGAATATGTGGCAGAGATAACAGACAAAGACAGCAAGCTATTGAGTGCATTTATCTATTTAAAACTGAGAGACATCTACACACTAGATTTCTCAAAGCTGATCTACATAGATGGGGCATTGTGGAGGCTTAACAATATTCAAGACTACAATCCTACAGATACGGATGTCACGAAAGCAGAATTTTTAAAAGTAATAGAAACGACATACGAATAATATGGCAAAAGAAAAAGTAGGTGTAGACATTGAAGTCAATACCGGTGATTCCGAACAGAAACTACAGGACACCAAAGGTCAGATCCAGGATCTAGGTGATAGTGCCAAAAAAGCCGAGAAAGATGCTAAGGCTGCCGGTGGTGCATTTGGATCATTAGGCAATACATTGAAATCACTAGGTATCATTTCTGTGATAGCTGGTGCATTTAATTTCTTTAAAGAGACACTTAGTAAGAATCAAAAGGTAGCTGACAGTGTAGCTGCTGTTTTCAATACTATATCTACCATCATCAATAACCTGATAGATATTTTTATCAGTGTAACATCTGAGGTAGGCAAAAGCACAAACGGATTTGAGGCACTAGGCAAAGTATTAGGCGGCATTCTGACATTAGCTATCACACCTTTAAAGCTGGCATTTGATGGCATTAAGTTAGTCATCAAAGAGGTACAGCTAGCATGGGAAAGTTCACCACTAGGTGATAAGGATCAGAAAGTCATAAAGGAACTGACTGCAGACATCAATGCTACCAAAGACAGCCTGGCAAAAACAGGTGCAAGTGCTGTGCAGGCCGGCAAAGACATCTACAACAATTTTGGAGAGGCTGCATCATCTGTGGTGGATGTAGTGAGTGGTGTGGTAGACAAAGCCAGCAAAATGAATGTGGCTGCCATCTATGAGCAGTCAAAGGCTACTATTGCCCTACAGAATCAGGCTAAGATTGCAGCTGCACAGTTAGCTGGTTTGGTAGAAAAGTATGACAGACAGGCTGAACAGCTGAGACAGATCAGAGATGATGAGTTCAAAAGCATTGATGAGAGAATTGCTGCAAACCAGCAGCTAGGCAAAGTATTAGATCAGCAGGAAAAGGCACAGAAAGCCCTGGCACAGCAAAAGGTGGCTGCAGCTGCTGCTGAGTTAGCACAGAATAAACAGTCAGTAGAATTACAGGCTGCATTGATTGAGGCACAGAATGAAGTGGCAGCAGTAGAGGCACAGGTGGCAGGTTTAAGATCTGAGCAGTTAGTGAATGCTACAGCCCTGGCAAAAGAAAAGCTGGCACTAGATCAGGCAATATCAGCTAGTGAGAATAAGCTATTGATTGACAGAAAAAAGGCAAATGCTGAGTTAATCAAAGAGGAAGTAGAAAGACTAGAGGAAAAACAAAGAATTGCAAAAGAGGAAGCTGCACTAGAATTAACCAGGCTAAGAGAAAATATCAATAACACAAAGGCTGGCACACAGGCTAGAGTAGATGCTGAGATAGCCTATGCTGAAAAGAAACAGGAAATAGAACTGTCACTAGAGGCATTGGATCAGCAGATCAGCACAGCTAAATACACTAGGGAAATTGAGTTACTGGATAGATTGCAGACAGCTAGAGGGGTAGAATATGAAGATAGACTAGCTGCCCTAGATGCTGAACAGGAACTGGTAAGGGTTGCATTTGAAAATAAGCTGATCACTGAAAAGGAATACAATGACAAAGTAAAGTCATTGACTGATCAGAGAATAGCCTACCAGGATGCTGAGTTACAGGCAAAGATCCAGTTTGCAAATGCAATCGGTGGGGTTTTTGCTGGCTTATCAGGTTTATTTGAACAGGGTACTGCAGCAGCTAAGGTAGCAGGCCTGGCAGAGATTGCAATAGGTACAGGTGTAGGATTTATTCAGGGTTTAGACATTGCACAGAAATCTGCAAAAGCAACTGGGCCTGGTGCAGTATTAGCATTCCCTATTTTTTATGCTACACAGGTAGCTGCAGTATTAAGTGCAGCAGCAAAAGCAAAGCAGATATTGTCTGCAGTAAAAGGTGGAGGTGGTGCAGGATCTACACCATCAGCACCTAGCCTGGCAGCAGCACCAGTATTGCCGGCATCACCTATCCAAAACACAGTGACACAGCTAGACAGTAACACAGTCAATCAGCTGGGCAATGCTAACAATAGAGCCTATGTTCTAGAGACAGATGTGACCAACAGCCAGGAAAGGATCAAAAGAATAAACAGAGCAGCAAGATTAACTTAAAAACTATTTATAAGAATGGAGAAACAATTACCAATATACAATCTAGAGATAGCACCTGACATTGACAGTGAAATGGAGGTAGACTATGTGGCACTGGTAGACAGACCAGCCATTGAAAAATCATTCCTGGCATTTGCTGAGGATAGCTGGAATGACTACCCTGAGGCAGCAGTGAACAATGCAAAGAGAGCATTGAAATGGGCTGATGAGAATGGATGGGGCAGCTGTGGTGAGCAAACAGGAAAGACCAGGGCAAATCAAATTGCCAACAGAGAGAAAATATCCAGGGATACTATTGCTAGGATCAGTGGATTTAGGAGACACCAACAAAACAAAGATGTGCCATATTCTGAGGGATGTGGTGGATTGATGTGGGATGCATGGGGTGGTGATGCTATGATTGACTGGGCTGAAAGAAAACTAAAACAAATTGAAAGAAATGCATTTGCAATACAGGATGAAGATGAGCAGATCATCACTGGTGCATTGATGCTGGCTGACACACCTATCTACAGAAACGATCAGAATGGAGAGTATTATGTAGTATTCACGAAAGAAACAATAAAGCAGATAGCACAGAAATTCTTTGCTAAAGGCTACCAGTCAAATGTCAATCTAATGCATGACAGTGGCATGAAACTAGAGGGGCTGACCATGTTTGAATCCTGGATCACTGATTCTAAAAGAGGGGTGAAAGCAATGGGAGGCTTTGAGGATGTACCTGATGGCAGCTGGTTTGGATCATTTAAAGTGAACAATCCTGAGGTATGGCAAATGATCAAAGAGGGTAAAGTATCAGGGTTTTCTGTGGAGGGTTTATTCAGCTACAAAAAAGCTGACATGCAGGCTAGCCAGGTACAAGACCTATGGTCACAGATCCAGGACATTCTCAGCCAGGTAAAATAGTTTCAATCCTATTTAAAAACAAGATTAAGGGTGGCTTTTCAGCTGCCCTTTTTCTATGTGGTCACTTTGTCAGTGGGTGTCTATTTATGGGCTAAACAAGATATTATATGACACCATTAGAAGCTGTATTAAAAATCAAAGCAATGTTTGAAGCTGCTGGGGCTGAGTTTGCACCAGTGGTGGGAACACCTGCTGAGGCTGCACCTGTTGAGGTTGCACCTGCTGCTGCACCTGTAGAGGCTGCAAAAGAATATGATTTGAAAGCTGGTGGTAAAGTGATGATTGACACTTTGTCTGTAGGTGGTAAAGTTACCATTAAAGATGAGGCTGGCAATGAAGCACCTGCACCTGCTGGGGATCATGAGTTAGTAGATGGCACTACCATCAAATTGGATGAGGCTGGATCTATCATTGAAATAGTAGCACCTGTAGAGGAAACACCTGCTATTGAGATTGAGGTAGAAACACCTGCACCTGCTGAATTGACTGAATCTGAGATGAAAATCAAAGAATTAGAGGCTGCAATAGCTGAATTGAAAAAAGATGCAGAAAGCAAAAAGGCAATGATGTCTGAGCAAGCTGCAAAGTTCAGCCAGGCAATCACTGATTTATCAGATGTGATTGTAGGAATGATCAACACACCATCTGCAAATGCTACTGAAAATCCAAAGGATAAATTCAATCAGCATGTAGAAAGCAAAGATCAAAAAATGAAAAGATTTTTAGAATTAGCTAAAAATATTAAAAAGTAAACAATTTTTTAAACAAACAAAAAAACAAATAACATGGCATTTGATGTATCAGCATTAGCAAACTATACCAAAGAAAATCAAGATCTTTTGGTATCATCATCTGTATTAGGTAGCAAAACTGCTAGCTTAATTAAAGATCAGGGAAATGTGATGGTAGGTGTGAAATCTTCTGAGAAGATCAACATCATGGACACAGACGCATTTTTCCAAGACGGATCATCTTGCGGATTCAACGCAAGTGGTACTACAACTTTCACACAAAGAGGTGTGACAGTAGGTAAAATCAAAGTAAATGAGGCTTTATGTCCTAAAGACTTAGAAAGAACTTATTTACAAAAAGCATTACCAGCTGGTAGTTCTTATGATTCAGTAATCTTCGCAGAGCAATACTCTACAAGAAAGACTGAAAAAATTGCATCTCAATTAGAGAAAGCATTATGGCAGGGTGACACTACATCTGCTGATGGCAACTTAAACAAGTTTGATGGTATCATCAAATTAGCTACAGCTGCTGGTGGATCTATCGTAGATGCAAACACTACAACTTACATTGCTACACAAGCTACAGCTATCACATCTGCAAATGTTATTGCAGTATTTGATGCAGTTTACAAAGCAATCCCTGCAGAGGTAGTAGCAAAAGATGACACAGTGATTTTCTGTGGTATGGATGTTTTCAGAACTTACACAATTGCATTAAAGAACGCTAACATGTTCAACTATGCTTTTGATGGTAAAGCTGATTCTGAGTTCATGTTACCAGGTACAGCTATCAAAGTAGTAGCAGTGCAAGGTTTGAACGGTCAAAACAAGATCTATGCAATGAGATTGTCAAACTTGTTCATTGGTACAGACTTATTGAACGAAGAAGAAAGATTTGAAATCTTCTATGCAAAAGAAGCTGATCAAGTTCGTTTTGTAGCTGAGTTCAAAATGGGTGTAAACTTTGCTTTCCCTACAGAGGTAGTAAAGTTCACAGTATAAGGAATAACACAGGGCAGTAATTAGGTTTACTGCCCTATTTTAAAATAATTTCAAATTTAACAAGATATGGCATGTGCATTAACACAGGGATACACACTGGACTGTAAGGATAGCATTGGTGGCATTAAAGCTGTTTGGTTTATTGCTACTGGTGATGTTACTGCTGTTGCTGAGGCATCAGGTGTAGTAACAGCTATTACTAAGGCAGCCGGTAAAGTATTCTATAAATACCAACTTGTTAAAAACAGCAGCTCATTGACTGAGAATGTAAACGCAAATGTGCAAAATGGCACTGTGTTCTATGCTCAGGAATTAGCTATTGTTTTAAACAAGATGCAAGCAAATACAAGAAACGAAATCTTGTTATTGGCAAAAAACAATTTGTTAGCTGTAGTAGAAGATGCGAATGGCAAATACTGGCTATTAGGTAAGACTAATGGTTTGGATTTATCTGCTGGATCATCTGCAACTGGTACTGCTCAGGCAGACAGAAACGGCTACACTTTGACATTCAGTGGTGGTGAGAAAGAATTAGCACCTGAGGTGACTAGTGGCATCATTGCTGGATTGACAGCGTAGGCTTTCGTGGTTTTCAATAGTAGGTAGTCGGCCAGTCTCTATTCAGGGGCTGGCTTTTTTTTGTGGTAAAAGATAGGCTGGATGCTATTTATAAGCATGATATATCTAACAAAAGGGCAAACTAGTGATGTGATTGTGACACTGAAAGAAAAGCAAACATTGGCGGCACCTAACTATTTATTCTATTTCATCAATAGATCTAGCAATGATGAGGTGGCATTTTTAAAATTGAACAATACAGATATATCTACACACAAAGACAGATACAACAAATTCAGTATAAATGCTACTACCTATTTCAGCAATCAATTAGCCGGTGAATGGACATACTATATCTATGAGCAGGCTAGCACCAGCAATCTAGATCCTGCCCTGGCAGCAGGTCTACTAGAGACAGGTATATTGAGATTGGATGACAGCAGCACATTTGAGTTTACTGAATATGAAACAAACAACACCTTTAAAGTAAGATAATGGAATTAACAAACAATATTTATGTACTAGACTTTGCAGAGGCAAGACAGCCTGAGTTTAGAGAAAAAAAGGGCATTGGCTATATTGAGTTTGGTGATAGAAATGACTATCCAAACTACCTATTGGATTTGTACAATAAAAGTGCAAAGCACAATGCAATTGTAAGAGGCAAAGTAAACTACATCATAGGCAATGGATGGGCTGCAAAAGATGCAGATCCTTTGGCTGAGGCATTCATCAAAAAGGTGAACAGATTTGATGAGAATTTGAATGACTTGACTAGAAAAGTAGACATTGATATTGAGATATTTGGTGGGGCATACTTAGAGGTGATTTGGAGTGAGTATGGTGGACAGCTGACTGACATTTGCCATATAGACTACACAAAGATCAGATCAAACAAAGACAATACAGAGTTTTGGTATAGACAGGACTGGAAAGAGAGAAAAGGTGATCCTGAGATCATCCCTGCATTCAACACTAAAAACAGAACTGGTAAGCAGATCCTGTACATTAAGGAATACAGACCAGGCATGCAGACATACACACTACCTGGCTAC